CGACAATGTTTATTACTGGTGGAAATAGCATTGCAGTTGATTCCTCAGCAACAGCAAACCAGGTTCTTCTATCTTCGGGTACCGTTGGTAATGAAGCAACATATGGCGCCGTACCACTTGGAAATTCTAATGCAGTTACTGGTACTTTACTTGCAGTAAACGGTGGTACAGGATTTGCGGTATATGCAGTTGGTGATCTACTTTACGCCGATACAACAACAACGCTAGCAAAGCTTGCCGATGTTGCCGCAGGTAGTTATCTAAGATCGGGTGGCGTGTCTACTGCACCAGTTTGGTCAACAACAACATTGCCAAACAGTGCAACAACCGGTGATTTGCTCTACGCATCAGCAACTAATATCTATTCAAATCTTGCCGATGTAGCAACTGGCAACGTTCTAAGAGCTGGCGGTGTTGGCGTAGCACCAAGTTATGGACAAGTTGTTCTAACAACAGACGTAACCGGTACATTGCCTGTTGCAAACGGTGGTACTGGTGCAGCAACATTCACAGCAACACGTCTACTGATTGGTAACGGTACAAGCGCAATCACAACAGACGCAGAGTTGACATTTGATACATCAACAAACCTATTTACAATGGGTACATCAACATTTGCAGCACCAACAGCTGGCGATCTAACAATCACAGCAACAGCAACAAACGCTGACATCAACTTAATTCCAAACGGAACAGGTGCAGTTGTTATTGGACCATCAGGCGCAGGACTTATCCAGTCTGATACAGGTCAAACGTTAACTGTCAACGGCGTAGCTGGTCTAACACTTACATCGGGCACTTCTGGTAATACATTAGTTTCGTCGGCAGCTGGTACAGTTAATGTAACATCGTTTACTGGTGATATTACAATGACATTGGGCACAGGCGGAAACGTCACTGTAGCCGGTGTTACAGCAGCAGCATATTCTGGTACATTAGCAGATGCCGACCTTGCCAACAAGTATTATGTTGACTCTGTAATTGCCACAGTTGCAGGCGACGTTAAGGCAGTTCGTGCTACCGTCAGTCTTGCGTCGACCGGATCGTTTAATATTGGATCGGTTCTTCCGGCTGGTGTAACAATTCTGTCAGTCAAGGTAAATGTCACTGTTGCTGATACCGCAACCGGAACATTACAAGTTGGTAAGACAGGTGGTTCACAATATATGACAACAACAGAAAATGATACACAAACTGTTGGTCTATATCTTGCAGAAGACTATGTCAACGAGGCAACAGCAATTACAGTTCAAGCAACTGTTGGCGGAACACCGGGTGGAGCAGGTTCAGCTGATGTTATCGTTACATACCAAATTAACTAATAGTTAGTTAGTTTCTAACTCAAAAAGCCCTGGTTAATTCCCAGGGCTTTTTCATATAAATATGTATATAATTAGGGGATTTTATGTTTAAATCTATATTCAATACAATTTGCAAAATTACTACCGAATCTCTACAAGATAATGCAACTGGTAGATATTCTTCGGCAAGAGTAATTGCTATGTTAGTTGCAATTGCGGCCACAGTTTTTATGTGGAAACTTGTTATTCTTGGTGGCATGAGTATTGACTATTTTGTGGCATATCTTGCTTATGGCACAGGTACTGCTGGTCTAAATAAATTCCTTGATAATAAGGATAATTCCAGAACAGAACAGGCAAAGGCGTTATTACCAGCGCAACCAGCGCAACCAGCGGCTGATCCGTCGTTAAAGCCACCAAAAGATTAATTGACATACTCAATTAAGGATGTTATACTATGGGAATGAGAAGTATAGTATACGCTTTTGGACGCATAAACCCTCCAACTAAAGGTCATTCCTTATTGGTCTCCAAGGTTATAGAAACTGCTAAAGCTATCGGCGGAGATCATATTGTATATCTGTCACAAACACAGAATAAGAAAACAGATCCGCTTGACTGGAACTTCAAACGACGTGTTTGTGAGAGTGCATTCCGGGGAGTCAATATCTCTCAGGATACTTCTATCAGGAATCCCTATATTGCCCTCGAAAGCCTTGCAAAGGAATATGATAATATAGTAATGGTAGCAGGATCTGACCAAGCAGATGAGTTTACTAAAAGATTTACTCCGTATGCGGATAAGTGGGGAATAAATTTTAGTGTTGTATCTGCAGGGCAAAGGATTGTTGAATCAGAAGGTGTGGAGGGCATGAGTGCTTCCAAATTACGCCAATATGCAGCAGAAGGTAACAAAGAAAAATTCCTCCTTGGCTTGCCGGACTCCCTGAGTGAAAATATCAAAAAATTAGTCTATACAAATGTTAGAAAAGGCCTGAAGTAATTCAGCATATAAGAAAACATTCGTATCTTGTGATAAATATAAGATGCGAATAGTTGAAATTTTATTACCGAAGGGGACCTCTGATAGGTCACTTTCTCCACAGGCATTGCGTAAGATTGATGCTCTACAAAAACGTATGGATTCATACGTCGATAAAATTCTTGATCCACAGACAAGTGAGAAGGGTAGAGAATTTCTAAAATCTCGTTTGCGTGATGATTATTACGATTTAAGAAATACTATTCCACACACTCATGCTGTGGCTGAAAATGAAGCTCCTGTGCGATACGAAGTGTATGATATAAAAACTAATACAAGAGTTGGTGGGCCATACGCAACCGCAAAAAGAGCACGGCGTGTAAGTGATAAGAAAGACTTAGAATACGGTGCTATAAGATATGGAGTAAGACCAGCGGGCGGAACACCAATGATGGAGGCAGTTCATAAGCTACCATTATCTGATGATGATTTTAAGGCAGTTAAGGAACTAATGTTGAAACCGATCCCAGCAGCAGTAGCACCAATCTTTATTTTAGAAATTATTGAAGATGACGAACTCAATGATCAATTATTGGAATTAGAAAATTCAAATCCGGGCATGGATGTTAGACCAATCATTGCAGAATGGTTTCGGAGAGTTATGCCCGATCAGATGCATCGTTTTACAGGTATTGAGCCAGATATGGCACAGAAGAACGGTGTATTATCTCCAATTCATGGCTACGATAGCAGAATGTATAAGGGCACCAACGATCCATTAAGCGGAAATGCATACGGCAGCTATTAATGTCATATAGGGGCCGAAAATTAGTTCCGGTTCTTATTTCAGAAAATGGAACAATAATAAAGCGTCTAAGCAAAATAGATTCACTAAGAATGAAAAAAATATACTCGGGCAGATATTCTGTGGCCTATCAACCAAAATATACAGGAACATTAAAATGATTTCACTCACTGAAAAAGCCGCCCAAAAAATTATTACCCAGATTGAAAAAAGACAAAAAGGTCTTGGCATTCGTGTAGGTGTAAAAACTACAGGATGCTCCGGATTAGCATATACATTGGAATTCGTAGATACTCCACGCATCGAAGATTCAATTTTCGAATCTAATGGTGCAAAAGTTTTCATTGATCCAGAAAGTTTAGCATATATGGATGAAACTATCATCGATTATGAACGAAAAGGTCTCAATGAAGGTTTCGCATTTTCTAATCCTAAAGAAAAAGATAAATGTGGATGTGGAGAAAGCTTTAGAGTTTGAAATCCTTGACATTCAAAAATGTTTAGCCTATACTTGTATTTAGCTAGGAGATTAAATGAAAATAACACCGGAAAACACAGCTAGATTAAAACAATTGGTGACGGATGGAATTCAGATACTGCAGGAATGCGAGGATCTGAAACAGGGACTAAGTGAAACCGTTAAGGCAATAGCAGAAGAATTTGAAATAAAGCCAGCGATTATCAATAAGATGATTAAAGATGTACAAAAAAATAAGATTGGTGATCGGAAAGAAGAGAATGAGATTATGGAAGAACTTCTTAAAATTGCGGGATTAAGCTAAGTGTATATTGACGCGCTCTTCAAGAGGGGTGGAGATCAAGAAGTAATCAAAATAGTTGAACGTGTAAACGGCAAGCGTGTTTACAAGGAATATTCGCCAGATTATCATTTCTTCGTCACCGACCCCAGGGGTTCACACAAGTCTATCTATGGCGATATAGTCAAGAAGGTAGTTCCACGAACCTTCGCCGAGAAACAAAAACTCACCAAGACACTTTCGCATAATGTTAAGAAATGGGAATCAGATGTTGATCCTATTTTTCGCTGCATTGAACAAAACTATCTCCATTCTGAGGCACCTGCCCTAAATATTGCCTTCTTTGATATTGAAACCAGCTTTGATAAAGAATCGGGTTGGTCGGAAGCATCAGAGGCCGATAATTTTATTACATCCATCTCTATACATTTACAATGGATTGATGAAATTATCTGTTTAGCAATTCCGCCGGAGACACTTACCTGGGAAGAAGCACAAGCAATCGGCGAGGAAGTTGGCAATGTTGTATTATTCAAATCTGAAGGTGAGATGCTTCAGGCATTTATGTCTGTTATTGAAGATGCTGATATTCTAAGTGGTTGGAATAGCGAAGCGTATGATATTCCGTATGTTGTAAATCGTATTAAGAAAGTTTTAGGTAAACACGAAGCCAGAAAACTATGTCTATGGGAACAAGAGCCAAAGGTGAGAGAATTTGAACGTGGTGGTAAGACTGCGTCTACATATGACTTGATTGGTCGTGTTCATATTGATTACATGCAAATCTACAAGAAATACAATTACGAAGAACGCCATAGCTATGCACTTAATGCTATTGCTGAAACAGAGCTAGGAGAAAGTAAGATTGCGTATGAGGGTACGTTGGATGAATTATACAACGACGACTTCAAACGCTTTCTAGAATATAATATTCAAGATACACGACTACTCGATAGGCTCGATAAAAAGCTACAATTTATCGACCTAGCAAATTCCATTGCACATGGCACATGTGTATTAATTCAGACAACGATGGGTGCAGTTGCGGTTACCGATCAGGCAGTTCTTGTTGAGTCCCACAGCCGTGGACAGGTATGTCCTGATAAGAAACGCGGTCACGATGATACAACATCTCGCGCCGCTGGTGGTTGGGTGGCTAACCCACGAAAAGGGTTCCATAGATGGATTTCATCCACTGACATGAAATCTCTGTATCCATCTGCAATTAGAACCTGGAACATGAGCCCTGAAACTATTGTTGGACAAATACGACTTGATCGCACCAATCAGGCTATTGCTGACTGGGAAGCAAAGGGCGGCAAGCATACCTTCGCAAGTTGGTGGAATGACAGGTTCAATGTGCTTGAGATGGAAGACTTCTACAATCAAGATATTGGAACAAAACTAATACTTGATATGGAAGATGGATCTGAATTTGAAGTAACTGGTAAGGAATTACACGATCTAATTTTCGAAAGCGGACAACCCTGGTGCATCAGTGCAAATGGCACAATCTTTAAAACAGATACCGACGGAGTAATTCCAAGTCTATTAACTCGCTGGTACAACGACCGTAAGATCTTACAGAAAATTATGACTAACTATCAGGATATTGAGGACAATGTTAAGATAGAAGGTGTGATTGTACCTGAAAATTTGTTCATAAATGGCGATATTAGCGACATAGAGATAAAAGCTAACCCCTATGTAGATGCCGAATCATACAAACCTGGTAAATTAAAGGAAATTATTGCCGAAGGACATAAGAAGAGAGTAGTCCAATACATGAATCAACACAACCTAATGGTTAAGGATGGAAAAGCAATCCATCGTAATCAAAAGGATCTAAAACGTATTATCGGATTCTGGGATAAACGTCAGTTGGTTAAGAAGATTAATCTGAATTCTGCTTATGGTGCCTTATTAAATGCGGGCAGTCGATTCTTCGACCAAAGACTTGGTCAATCTACCACACTGTCTGGCAGAACAATTACCAAGCACATGGCGGCTAAGACTAATGAAATGATGACCGGTGAATATGATCATTACGGAAAAGCAATTGTGTATGGTGATACAGACTCTTGTTATTTCTCAGCATACCCAATCCTTAAGGAAGAGATCGATGCCGGTAACATCAATTGGTCTAAGGAGAGTATCATTACATTATATAATGATCTAGCAAAGGCAGTGTCTGCTACATTTCCGGAATTCTTACTTAGTAAATTGAATGTACCAATTAAGAGATCACAGGGCGTTATTGCTAGTTCACGCGAAACAATTTCTGTAAGTGGTATTTGGATGGTAAAGAAGCGTTACGCATGTTTGATGTATGATAAGGATGGTATTAGACTTGATGTGGATGGCAAGCCCGGAAAAGTTAAGGCAATGGGGCTCGACTTAAAGCGTGCTGATACTCCGAAATTTGTACAAGAATTCTTATCTGATATTTTAATGGATACTTTGTGCGATAAGGGTGAAAGCGCAGTCATTGAAAAAATTCGTCTATTCAAAGAACGCTTTGAGGGTATGAAGCCGTGGCAACAAGGCACACCGCGAGCAGTTAACAAATTATCGCATTACAGAGATAAGCTTAAGGATGCTGGGATCAAGAAATTAAAGGGTATTGAAGTCGGCAATCTACATGTACCAGGCCACGTAACAGCAAGTCTTGCGTGGAACAGATTGAAGGAAATTAACATGGATCAGCATGCTATGCGTATTATTGATGGACAGAAAATTATTGTTTGTAAACTTCATGAAACTTCTGAAAATAGATTGACTAGCATTGCGTATCCTGTTGATGAATCACATCTACCAGAATGGTTTTTGAATTTGCCATTTGATACTGATGGTATGCAGGCAGGTATTGTTGATAAGAAGGTAGAGAATCTATTAGGCGTACTGAATTTTGATCTTTCCAGGACGAATAAAGAACATAAACATCTTGAGACACTTTTTGACTTCAGTGCTATGTGAAATGTTGACATTCTTACTGAAATTTGTTACACTTAGCTAACTCGAGTTATACTCACACAATAAAGGAAATAATATGTTATTGGATTCACTAAAAGATATTGTAAAACATACTCACTCTCTTGGGTTCATTGAGATGGTTAAGTTTGTTGGCACAGCAGCAGATGCTAAGATTGAAGCAATTGATGCAGACAAGACTGTTGTACTATATGGCGAAATGTATCAACCACTGAAGGATATTCAGGCCACCGTTGGTCTATCACGCATGGCACAGTTGAAGGGTTTTATTGACCTGCATGATAAGTCGACAGTAAGTGTAGATTCAGAAATGCGTGGCACAGTATCTGTGCCCACAGAACTCAAGTTTGATGATGGTGCAGGTGATGTTGCATCCTATCGTTTCATGAGCGAGACAATGGCAAATGAACAAATTAAGGTTCCTCCATTCAAAGGCGCTATATGGAATGT